AATATCAACAACTACTCGGAGACATTTTAGATAACGGTGTTGACAAAAAAGATAGGACAGGTACTGGAACACTTTCAGTATTTGGTAGACAAATCCGTCATAAAATGAGTGAAGGATTTCCTTTGCTTACCACGAAGAAAATGGCATGGAAAGTAATGGTGGCAGAACTCCTATGGTTTTTAAGAGGTGATACAAACATCAAATTCTTATTGGATTATGATTGTCATATTTGGGATGGTGATGCCTTCAAAAACTTTATGAATAATAGCGAAGGTGATCCTAATTTAATTTGGAACCAAGAACAATTCATTAAGAAAATAAAAACCGATGAAGAGTTTGCAAAGAAGTGGGGTGAGTTAGGGCCAATATATGGAGCACAATGGAGAAGATGGGGAGGATTACAAGATTTAGCTGATGATGATACACCTATCTATTTAGACCAAATCACAAACCTAATCAAGGAACTCAAAACAAATCCCGATAGTAGAAGATTGATGGTATCTGCTTGGAATGTGGGTGAGTTAAACGAAATGGTTCTTCCACCTTGTCATTATGGATTTCAAGTTTATACAAGAGAATTGACAACCGAAGAAAGAATTACGGAATATGAAAAAAGAGGTTACACTAAAAATCTTGACCCAATAGATTATGCCCCAAGTCGAGCAATCTCTTTAATGTGGAACCAAAGAAGTGTAGACACATTTTTGGGATTACCATTTAACATTGCATCTTATGGTTTGTTATTGGAGATTATTGCAAAGGAAGTAAATATGGTTCCTGATGAATTGATTGGTAATTTGGGTGATGTACATCTATACAAAAACCACATTGAACAAGCAAAAGAACAAATGTATAGAAGACCTTATGATTTACCAAAAGTTCAAATCACGGAAAGAAATTGGTATCAACATGAATTGGTTAAAGAACATTTGGGAGAAAAAACATTTAGTGAAAAGATTATGAGTTATAGACCTGATTGTTTTGAGTTGGTAGGTTATCAATCACATCCAAAAATAAAAGCACCTTTATCAAATTAAGTCGTGCAAATTGTTATTCTACTCAGTAAAGATGTTCCTGAAGAGATTTCAGAATTAATCTTAGGACACAAGTTGGAGGGTGGTTACTCGATTGATTACGCATTAAATTCTTTGGTTTCCTATCATAATGGTAAAGAAATTATTATATTTAATTTCACAAAGTACCTCGCATTAGATAACAGGTTTAGTGGATATAAAATAGACGATTACGGAACGAAAATAGTTATAAATTTCAAATAAATGTTACAGTTAACGGAAACACAAAAAAATCAAACTTATGAAATAAGTTTGAAATCTAATGGTATTGTTGTTGGTTCATTTGTAAAAATTGATGGATTCTTTTATTATTACCCGCCCAAAGAAAAATTTTGGGGAGTTTATTCAGAAGAATTTCTCAAGAGTTTATCAAATGAGATAGAAAAATTAAATTACCCAATTAATAAAAGTATTGACGAATACTTCGAATTTCAAACATAGAATTGTAATATGGAAGATTCGAAAGCTCGTTGCAAATGTGGTTGGCCTTGGATATTCCATTATAATTCAAAAGGAAAAATAAATGCAGTATTCAAAGCCAAACTCCCACAAAAAACTATTAAAGATTATATAAAAGGAGATTATTGGCTAAAAAATGAAAAAAGTTAAAGAAGTATTTGTAATTTTTAATCCTTACGATAATGGATACTATGATGGGTATGGATATTTTCGAGGGATTTTGTTTAGTAAAAAATATACTGAAAAAGAAATGGCAGTTTCAGAAATGGAAAAAATTCTCGATCGTTCAAGTGGACAAACTTTCTTAAAGATTGAATCATTTAACACTTTCTCGTGAAATCGAGGATAATTACGGGAGAGATAATTAATCTCTCCCTCTTTATTCTTCAGACATAAGTTTTTTCCACGAATCAGTAGAACTAATTAGTGCCAAATTAACCCCATTTTCCCATTTAACACTAATTATCTTTTCATTTCCACCGGGTTCAAAGGGGTCAGTGGTTACGTCGGTAACTTTACCAATCGTTCCAGGAGGAACACCAATTTCTCCATCCATGTGATAACACATAACTTTATCTCCAACTTTTAATTCCGCATTTAATGATCCTTTCATAACAATAAATATATACAATATATTTATAATCATATGGAATTTTTAATTACAGAATCTCAACTAAGAGTACTTCTTCAAGAAGAAGAAAAATCCCAACTTGGGTTATACGTGAAAAACATGTATGCCTTCACAAAACAAATGTTAAATAAAGTTTTCAAATCTTATGGTATAAACCTAAGAATGTTGTTGACTTGGGGTACATCAGTTGGAGGTTTGGTTCTTCCTCTTGACCAATATTTGAGAACTCAACATTTAGGTTTGAATGAAGACCAAAGAATGTTGGTATTAGTTGGAATTATTTTTGCTTTATTTTTCGAGACCAAGAGACCATTCATGAAAATTATGACCTTGATTAAGGAAAATGGTTTGGAAGATATTTTTCAGGATGGACTTCGAAAAGGAACACAATTAAGAGATGCATTTACAAACTTTTTATCGTCTGCAAACACAGGAGTTGGAACATTTTTGGAGGCTATCGCCTACAGTTTCCTAATTCCTATTATTACAGATGTTCAATCCGTATTAGGTCAAACGGAAGACATTGAAACCGCAGCAATATTGATTGCTGAAAGATTGTTGGCTGCGGGAGTTATCTTAATTGGAAGACAAACTTTGATTGATGTAGTGAAAAATGTTTTGAAAAAATTAGGGTAACAATACTTTAATCTACAAGATTAACAACTTCGGTACAAACTAATGGATTTTCTATTCCGAAGTAAATTAAAACATCTGATAATAAATCATTGGTTTTACGAACTACCATATAATAAGATCCACTCTCGGCGGTTAATATTCTCTCTCCCGCCAAATCTTTAATTGTTGAAAAATATATATCTGACCCTCCTCCTGATGGAAGGATATAAAGTCTATATTCAACATATTCTTTATCAGATATCTGTCGGTAAATTTTTTTTCCTGTCAATTCCATCTTGAATTTTGTGTGGAATTTGAAAGATTCATCGGCACCAGGAGGAGTCCACTCCAAGTCAAATGTGTGTGTATCTAAAAATCTATTAATACTATTCCATAAAGGACTCGATGGTTCCATATCCTATAATTCTTCTATTTCGACAACCAATTGGTCCGGTCCTTTTATGACTCTGTGCCAAACAAATTTGGGAATGTGAATATGACTGGCCCGAGACAATTTGACCGGCAATTCATTTTCCATTTGAAATGACCATCCACCATCTTCAATAATGGTTACATTTCGGTCACTTAAGTCTTGGTGCCACTTCAATTCTTCTTCTTCCACATCAGGACTAAACGTCCTGATTTTTTTATTATCTACTTCTATTTGTTCAAAAGGAAAATCCATTACCAAGAATTTGAAGATGATAATCCGAGTTGTTTTGCGTAACGACCTACGTTACAGCTCCAGTATCCTGCGGTGGTTCTGTCTTTTTTCTGGTCACACTTATGTCGTGCTCTGAATGACTTTGCAGCACCCTTATTTTTGTTTCTAACCCTCAAGTTAGGGTCTCCAAAAGATACTTTTTTTATACCTCCACTCTTAGATTTCACATAAACCGCGAATTTCTTAGGTCCACCTGAAGTTCTGAATGGTTTATTTAGCTTAACATTTTTACCTCTATGTTTTGCTTCTTCCAAAACTTCATCTTCGTCTTCATCTTCATTCACGAATGGAGCGTCAAGATAAATTAATTGGCCTTTAATCATTACTTTTTTACCTAAGTCTGATTCAACCATCAAAGTATCCTCTTCATTCAGTTCAATCTTGCCAGCTTCCCACAATCTTCTTACTTCATTTACCAAATCAAAATAACTTTCAGAATATGCTCTGAAAATGTTATTTGTCAAAGTTAATTCATTATCAACATGGTATTTTAATGCCTCAGAAAGTTCAACAGATTCT